TCCTACTTGTCGCCCGCCCCCGGTTGTGGGGCCGCCACAACGGGCGAAAGCGTCGCCCCGCCTTCGCGGACCGCCTCCATTTGGGGAATCTTCTGGTCGCGGTAATCCAGCGCGGTGCCCGTTGGGCCGCCTTCCATCTGGGGAATCTTGCGATCCAGAAAGTCGAAAGCTGTTCCCTTGGAGAGAGAGCCGAACAGCAGCCAATCCGCGCTAGCTTTGCATTTCTCCGCAATGGTTTCAACCCAACTGCCAGGGATTTGTTGTCTTTTCCTCGCTGCGGCCACGGATGGAGGCTGGATGCCAAGAGCGCGAGCCAACTCGGAATCCGACTTGGCTCCAGCAGCCTCCATGAGACGAGCGAGGCGTTCTTCAAATTTCGCTGTTGGCATGGTGAACTCCGAAGGTTACTGCGAAATAGACAAAGGCTAAAATACTAAGTCTAAGCAATGAGTTAGCTAAAATCTAAAAAAGTAAACAGCGAAGCACTTTTTATCTTGCGTTTATTAACCAAAATCTATAATGCTGTTCTTGCGGGCGGTGGAAAACTCTTCAAACAAACCACTACCAGCCCGCAAGTTCAGGGTCAACGTCCGAGCCCCGGTGGAGATTGGACGGAGCCCTCACCACAAGGTGGACGGTGTCTATGCGGCAGGCTTCCCTTTTTGACGACGACGACCACGGCAGGCTTTCCGGCCTGCTGCCCGCCACGCGCGCGGCCATGAACCGCGCCGCCGGCGCGGACGAGACCGGACGCAAGCTGCTGGTCGACCGCATCAACGCGGTGGCGCAGGCCGCCGGCGTCCGGCTCACCGCCGGCAACGCCAAGGCCATCAGCAAAGACACCCTCGACAAGTGGCTAAACCCCAACGACCGCGACCACACGCCGGGCATTCTGGCCCTGGCCGCCTTCTGCGTGGCCACGCGGGAAGTCTCGCCCCTGCGCGAGCTGCTGCACGCCCTGGGGTTGGACGTGATGACTGACGAGGACCGCAGGCTGCGCGACTACGGCCGCGCCTGCCTGAACGAACGTGAAGCGCGCAAGCGCAAAAAGATGCTGGAGGATTCCATATGAAGCCTTTGGAGTGCCGAGCGGAGCGCCAGAAGATGCGCTTCCGCATCCGCGAATGCCTGGACCGGCAAGGCCTCAACATGCTGGAGGTGGCCCGGCTCATGGGCGTGAACAAGAACCTGGTGCGCGATACCGTCAACGGCTTCCGCAACAACGTGCGCGTGCTGGAGGCCCTGCGCGACGACTTCGGCGTGCCGGCCGAGCTGCTCTATATCCCCCAAAAGGGCAAGGCCGCCTAGCATGGACGCTTACAGCTCCAAGGAAATTGCGCAGTTGCTGGGCCGCACGGAACGGGCTGTGCAGCTTCGCGCCAAGCGCGAGGGCTGGCAGGGCCGCCCGCGCCACGCGCGCGGCGGCGGCAGCGAGTGGCTGTTGTCCTCCATGCCCAAAGCCACGGTGGACGCCATCATCGCCGCCCAGCTGGCCGAACAGGGCGTGTCCCTGCCGCCAGCCCTTACGGCTGGCAGCGCCCTTGCAATCGACCCGCGCAAGGAAGCGACCTCGCGCGCGGCCGACCTCTCCCAGCTCACCGCGCCCCAACGCGAAACCGTGCTCGCCCGGCTGGCCTTCGTCCGCGAGGTGGGCCGCATGACCGCCGTAACCGGCAAGGAGTCGGCCATCCGCCACCTTGTGCAGGCCTCCAAAACCGGCAGCCTTGGCGCGCGCCTGTCGCAGTTGGTGCCCGTGGCCAACGCCCGTTATGGCGCGGGCGAGCAGCGCGGCCTGACGCGCCGCAGCCTGTACAGATGGTGCGCCGACTATGCCGAGGGCGGCGAGCTGGCGCTTGCGCCGCGCGCCCCGCAAAAAAACATGGCCGTGCCCGCCTGGGCGCAACTTTTCCTCTCCTGCTACCAACGCCCGCAAAACCCCAGCCTGGCCGAGGCCCACCGCGACTTCGTGCGCGCCTGGCAGGCCGAGCAGCCCAGCCGCGCCCCGTCAATCGACGCCGTGCGCCGCTTCCTGGCCAAGGTGGCCACGCCGGATTTGCAGGCCGGCCGCAAGACGGGCAACGCGCTCTTGCACCTCAAGCCGTTTATAAAGCGCAAGACGGAAAAGCTGCTGCCCGGCGACGTGTACACGGCGGACGGCACCACATTTGACGCGGAGATAGCCCACCCGGACACGGGCCGGCCCTTCAAGCCGGAGGTGGTGGCCTTCCTCGACGTGGCCACCCGCCGCTGCGTGGGCATTTCCGTGGCCCTGGCCGAAAGCGCCGCCGCCACCCTGGACGCCCTACGCATGGCCTGCCTGTTCGGCGGCATACCCGCCATGCTCTACACCGACAACGGCCCCGGCTACACGGCGGACATGCTGACCCGGCCCGGAAGCGGCATGCTTTCGCGCCTGGGAATCCAAATCGCCAACGCCATACCCGGCCGGCCGCAGGGCAAGGGCCTCATGGAGCGCGCGGTCAAGACCATTTGCGTACCTGCCGCCAAGAAGCTGGCCACCTGCACCCACGCGGACATGGACGAGGACGCGGCGCACAAGGTGTTCAAAATCACCCGCGCGCAGATCAAGAAGTACGGCCGCTCCACGCTGTTGCCCACCTTTGAGGAGTTCAAGCGCGTTCTGCTGGCCCGCGTGGAGGAATACAACGCCAGCCCGCACGACGCCCTGCCCATGATTGTGGACGTTGCCGCCGGCAAGCGCCGGCACATGAGCCCCAACGAGTACTGGGACCACTGCCTGGGCCGCGTGTTCGAGCCCATGCCCGTTCCGGCGGACATGATTGACGACCTCTTCATGCCCGGCACTTTCCGCAAGGTGCAAAACGGCATGGTGCGCCTGTGGAACCACGACTATTTCGCGCACGCCCTGGCCCCCCTGCACGGCGAGATAGTGGAAGTGCGCTACGACATTTGGGATTCCACCTACGTCACCGTCTGGACCGAGGACGGCGAGAAGATTTGCCGCGCTGGGCTTGACGCCAACGCCATGGACTACTTCCCCATTTCGCGCATTGAGGACGCCCGCGCCCAGCGCGACCGCGCGCGGCTCAAGCGCCTTGAGGTCAAGGCGAAGGCCATCGCCCCGGGCGCGAGCATCACCGTGTCCGAGCAGGCCCCGGCCCTCATGGCCGACAGTTTGAGCGCGCGGCCGTGCGTCACCATTGCCGCCCAGCCGGAACCGGAACCCGCCGCCGCCACCAGCGAAGACCTGGCGCGCATCCGCGCCGTCATGGACGAGGCCGCGCGCGAGGCGGAAGCCGCCGCCGCGCCCCGGCCCGAGCCCGAAAAGCGCCCGCTCTTCCACCTCTCCACGGAGAAATACCGCTGGCTTATGCGCCACCAGGACAAGTGGACGGACGCCGACCGCGCCTGGCTGGCCGAGTACGCGCAAAGCAACGAATTCGCCCTGCTGCGCGAGCGCTTTGAATACGAGGGCCTTGTCCTCACCCCGGCGCAACTTTTCCCGGCGTTAGAAACCCCGAGCCTTTGACCACAACTAACGGGAGGCAGGCAGTGCGCAAACTCTTTGTGCGGACAAGCAATTACGAACGGTTTTCGGCGGCGGTGACGGCCGTGGAGAATCGCGGCGCGGCCGAGGCCGGCATGATGCTGGTTTACGGCCAGCCCGGCTACGGCAAAAGCGAGGTGCTCACCAGCTGGGCCGTCGACTGCGGCGCGGTGTTCCTGCGCGCCAACATTGATTGGACGCCACGCTATTTCCTGGTGGAGCTGGCCAAGGCGCTGGCGGTGGACCCGCGCGGCACCAGTGAACAGCTGTTCAACCGCTTGCTTGCCGTCATCGCCACCCAGCAAATCCCGCTGGTCATCGACGAAGCCGAGGCCACGCTCAAGGACCACGCGGCCGTGCTGGAAAAGATACGCGATTTCAGCGACCGCACCGAAACCATGGTGGCGCTGGTGGGCATGGAGGCCATTCAAACGGCCATCGCCAAATACCCGCAGATTTCCAGCCGCATCGCCCAGGTGGTGGAGTTTTCGCCCGCCAGCCTGGAGGACGTGGCGCTTGCCTGCCAGCAGCTTTGCGAGGTGCGCATAGCCCCGGACCTGGCGGCGGAAATCCACCGGCAAACAGCGGGCCGCATGCGCGAGGTGATGAACGCCATAGCCACCGTGGAGCGCGTGGGCAAAATGAACGGCCTTGAAACGGTGGGCGTGCCCGCCGTGGAAGGCATGGCGCTTACCCACGACTGGCGCGCGCGCCGGCCGCGCGTGGTCGGCAAGGGCCGGAGGGCCGCCTAATGGCCTGGCGCGGTTTGGAAATCCTGCGCCTGCTGGAGGGCGGTGGGAAAATCACGCGCGACTTGGTCGATGCGCTCGGCATGACCAAGGCCGGCGTGCGGGACGCCTGCAAGCGCTTGGCCGCGCGGGGGCTGTTGGAGCGTTACCAGGGTGTCTACTGCATCACTCCGGCCGGGCGCGAGGCGCTCGTCGGCGGCTCGGAGGTGCTCACCGGCCCGCGCAAGGGCAGCTGCGCCGAGCGCTACAAGAACAGCCTGCGCGCCAGGGCATGGCGGGGCCTGCGCATCCGCCGCAAGGTCTGCCTGGACGACCTGTTGCCCCTGGTCCAAGCGGCCGGGGCCACCAAGGAAGCGGAGCGCAAGACGCGGCAGAACCTGTCCAACTATCTGCACGCCCTCACCGAGGCCGGCTACCTGGCCCTGCTGCCCCGGCGTGGCGGGCCGCTGCGTTGGCTGCTCACGCGCGACACCGGCCCCTGCGCCCCGGCCTGGCACAAGGCCGGCCGCACCGTCACGGACGCCAACACCGGCGAGGTCTATCCGCTGCGCCCGGTCGGTGAGGAGGCGGAACACCATGTCTAGGGACTGGCAAACGCTTCTTGCCGAGGCCGTGGCAAGCGTCGGCAGCCGCGCCGCCGTGGCGCGCGAGCTGGGCGTCTCCCGCACGGCCGTCAGCCTGCTGCTGGCCGGCGCGTACCCCGGCGACACGGCGCACATGGCCGCGCGCGTCATCGCCCGCTACGACCGCCTGCTTTGCCCCCACACCAACCGCGAGGTGACCCCGGACCACTGCCGCAAATTCTGCGGCCAAGTGCCTACATCCAGCCCGGCGGCCCTGCGCCAGTGGCGCGCCTGCCGGGCCTGCCCCAACAATCCCAACGCCAACCCCAACCACGAGGAGAACGCCGCATGATTGCCGAGACAATCACCAACGTCGCCAATGTGCTGGATGACCTGCGTCAGTATGCCGCCCCGGAAGAGGCGGAAGTGATGCGTCAGGCCTGCATCGTGCTGACCGCCGCAGCCGAGGACGCGCGGAATCTCGAAACCCTGCTGCCCATCGCCGGGACCGGCGAGGCGCGCAGCGCAACCCCTGCGGCCGCCTAGGCCCGCGTAGACAAGGAGAACCACATGGCCACCAGAACCAAGCCCCAGCCCCTCATCATCGCCGACCTGCCGCAGGCCGACGAGGCCCTGCGCCAGTTGGCGGAAATCGCCCGCGAACAGGAGCGCATAGAAAACGGCCTGA